CTACGAGAAAGAGGACACTTCCAAAGGCACTAGTACTTTTGCTTGTGTCGGTGGTGCCTGTGAGATTGTAGACCTGACGTAATGTACTACATCATCACTCGTGAGGATTGCTCTTGGTGTGACAAAGCCATAGAAGCACTTAACAATCGGGGGGAGGCTGTAATGGCCTTCCTCTACACAGAACACCCTATGATCGTCAAACTGATGATTGCCTCAAAGATGAAGACTGTACCTCAGATTTGGCATGAGAACACCTACATTGGTGGTTGTGCTGAGTTGTATAAATACCTAGAGGAGCTAGACCAGTGACGTTAGAGAAACCACGAGGCAAGAGGGCTACAAAGTACAAGGGTGCAGAAGAAGAGTCCTTGTCGAAGCTAGTGTCTATTCTCCCCCGCAATGAAAACCAGAGGGCTTATGTAGATGCACTAAAGACTAGCAATCAGGTTATCGCTCTTGGTCCTAGTGGTACTGGCAAGACTTGGATTCCTGTCACCTTCGCTTGCAACCTACTCCTCAGTCGTAAGATCGAACGTATTATCTTGACTAGGCCAGCAGTCTCTGTAGGTAAGTCTCTAGGCTCTTTGCCGGGTGATATGGGGGAGAAGTATGGACCTTGGCTATCGCCTCTCCTAACGACCATGGAAGAGCAACTAGGGAAGAACAAGGTAGACACTGACATAAAGAACGGCAACATCCGTATGGCTCCCCTAGAGTATATGCGAGGGTCTTCCTTCAATGATGCCTTTGTGATCTGTGATGAAGCTCAGAACCTGACTGTTGAAGAGTTCAAGATGTTGGCTACCCGCATTGGTGAGAACTGTACGTTTGTTCTCTCTGGTGATATTCGGCAGTCTGACATTAAGCATCAGTCTGGACTATCTAAGGCTATCCACCTAGCTAAGAAATACCACATGGACATCCCTGTCATTGAGTTTGGTGTTGACGACATCGTGCGAAGTGATATATGTAAGGAATGGATCAAAGCGTTCTACGAGGAGAATCTCTAAATGTACAACTATAAAGTGGGCGATCTTGTTGTAGCTACAAAGGAAAACGCTCTTTATCTAGAGGGGCAATTGGGAGTAGTTAAGGGGTTCTATGATGGATACCCCCGTGTTGTCTTTGACACAGAAAGGGCGGTCCATACTTATGACTGGGATGAAATTGAACCATATGTAATAGAGACTATAGGCCACGAAGAAGATAGCGGTCCTTTTGTAGATAAACTGATTGCTTCCTTGGAAGAAGCAGTAGACATGGTAAACAAGCCAGACCACTACAACCATGGGGAAATCGAATGTATCGACTACCTCAAGGACAACATGCCCTACGAAGCCTACTTGGGGTATCTGGAAGGAAACCTTAAGAAGTATCTGCATCGTTGGCGTCACAAAGGAAAACCCTTGGAAGACTTGAAGAAAGCAAACTGGTATCTTACCCGTCTTAGACAAGAGCTAGAAGGACCAGAAGGAGCATGATTACTCTAGTCTTCCTAGTCTGTAGCCCCATCAATGGAGAATGCTACTCAGCTACTTCTACTGTTGTGTATCCTACAGAGGATGCTTGTGTTCAAGATGCAGCAGATATTATGAGTCGTGTCTACAAACTCCAAGAAGAAGGCAAGAGGCAACCAGAGAAAGCTATCTATCGCTGTGTAGATTGGGGTGATCCGGCATGATTGGTTCCCTGATCCTTGTAGCAATTGCCCTACTGATCCTCTACTATCTGTTTGAGGACGAATAAAACGAAAAAAGCCCCTAGAGTCAGGATCAATCGTCCTAGCTCTAGGGGCTTTACTTTTTGGTCTATAGTTACGTTATTCTAAATCGTTCTTTTTGTAAAGGTCAAGAATGTCTCGTTTGACTTCCTTTAGATCACTTTGAATATCTCTCATAATCTCACGGTCTTCTTCACGTCTAGCGTCCCGAGAGATAATCTCCCTTTGTAGCAACTCAATCTGCTTCTCGTTTGTCAAGACCCTACGAACCAACCAGCTAATCCCCGAGAATACAGCAGCTACCAAGCCCCCTACGATATACTCAAAGTAATTCATTTCTTGAATAGCCCTCTTATTGATCTAGCGATTTCATTAGGGGATGGCATCAACCACCCGAGAACAAGAAGGACTAGCATCCATAGCGGGGTCTGTTGGATCGTAACTTCTTTAATGTTTTCTGCGACAACAGGAGAGGTTTGTTGAACTACATCCCTGCCTGCTTCTGTTTTAACTTGGTTAGCTACAACTTGTTGGGTGTTCTCTTTACCTGCTTGGACATTGGCAGCTACGTTAGGCCCACCCCCAGTAAGAAGGCTCAGTGGACCCTTACCACAACCAGCTAGTAGGATTACCAATGCTAGGGCTAAGAGTTTCATCTATTGTATGCCCTTAAGACAGAGGTTAACCTTGCTGTCAGCCCTACGGTTCTGTAAACCTCTGACAGTCTGACCACCAGCCTTGACCCACTTGTCGAGTTCCCTACAGGCTTCTTTGTATTTACCTTTGTTAGCGAGTTTCATCATGGTAGACTTACAAGCAGCACCAGTACCCACGTTATAGGCCAACTCAAGGATAGAGGCTTGGACACCTACAGGAATGTTTTTGTTGGTCATACAAGGTTCGATCTTACGGTAGTAATCACCTACAGCAACCTTGAGCATGTCCATACACTGTTCCTTGGTGTAGGTATCCCCCATCTTAACACCACGAGTTTCCCCGTAGCAGACAGTAGGGATACCCACAATGTCCCTATAGGCTTTCGTCTCTAGCCCTTCCCACTTAGCAATGAAAGGGGTAGCTGATACGATAACAGCGGCTGCAACAGCACCAGAGACTTTCTTCCTTAAAGACATTGTGGTAATCCTTTACTGGGGTGGGTTAGGCCAAACTACACTTTCGGGAAAAGTCTCTTGAGACGTAATCTCCCTAAGAGCCTGACGGTAAATAGCCCATGCCTGACTGTCCACAGGTACATCAGGGAGTTGCGTCCAATCAGAATTAACCAGCTTAGAATCTCTTTCGAGCCTAATCTCTGTAGCTTTTTGGTCGGGTGTTGGTTGCAACTCAACAGGGATTTCCCAACTCTCCGAAGCATAGTCAAAAAAGTAATTGTCCCCCTTAGTGGGAGGTTTTTTGACTAAGGCTCTGTCTTTGACATAAAAATCAAAAACGTCAAAAGGTTCCCCTTGCACTACCTCTAGAAGTTCGTAGAATTCTAGAAGTTCTTCAAAGTTAGTCGGCCTCTCCGTAAAACTCTGAACAATCTCTCCAGAGTTTTTGTAGAAGAGGTATTTCCATGAGATAGGCTTCATTTGTAAAACTCTTCATATTGGATTAGTCCACCAGTCGAATTTAGGCCAAGACCATAGGCAGTACTACTTCTGTATCTGTAGAAATAGTTCTTAAAAGTTAGTACTTGACCTGCAACATAGTTTGTGGTCAGGAAAAGTGCAGGGACTTGTACACCAAAAGTTCTGTGATTTGGTGTAAAGACTACATAACCGTTACTTTGGTACTGTTGCACAAGGGGGTAAGTTGACCCTTGAATTAAGTTCCCTGAGCTGTCCTCAATCCTCAAGTGGTGCCACCACCCATTTTCATGGTTAGCCGCAGGTGCAGTTGACAACAAACTGTACAACAATACTATGGTGAGACCCACTTCAAAGGAAATTGACGAAGGGGCATCTGTGGGGACAGTGTAAGTTTGCTGACCAATAAGGATAAACGAACTGGTTGGGAAACTGCCAACAGGCGGGAAGGAAGTTGATCCATAAACCCCCGTATTAACAGGTTGAGAGAAAGACCAACTGTCTGCAATACTCCCCTTATTGGTAATGGCACCATTAGCAATCTTGATCCGTCCCACAGCGAGGTTTTGAATGTTTGCAGATTGGATCACTGCATTGTTAATCTGTGCAGAACTGGTGATGATACCTGACGTTGCAAGAAGCCCACCTGTAATAGTGTTTGCTACAATTTTATCTGAGGCAACGATGCTCCCCGGCTCAACTTTCAACTCCCAACGGGTGTTTGCAGAAACATATTCATACAATTGACCATCAGTAGTGAGAAAAAATTGATCTCCGTCTGAGGGGCTTGGGGGAAAAGTAGACCCGCTTGGAATTGGTCCAAGACCTTGATCCAAGAAGAGGTTGATGACCCCATCCTCAAAAGCAGTGTTATCTATGAAATCCGTTGTAGCAGTTGCGACAGAACTAAACCCTGAAATATTACCAGACCTATCAACGGATTTTAACCAGTAGTAACGAGTTACGTTTGTAGCAAGATTTCCTCTTACAAAGGTTGAACCATAGGAAGAGGCAATTTGTGTTGCTGTAGAAGAGTTGTTTGTAGTGTTTTCCCAGATTTGAACATTACTAAAGTCTGCCTCTGGTGGGTTAGTCCATTGCAAAGAAATAAAACCGTAATTTCCAGTTGCACTAAGGCCTGTTGGGGGTATTGGTGCAACAGTGTCGCCACCAGCAGTAAAAGTTACAGACGAATATGGACCTTTTATACCAAGGGCGTTTACAGCCCTAACACGGAAAACATACAACACATCGTCAATGATAGGACTAAGTTCTATAGTGTTATCTGTTGTTGTCGTACTTGCATAAGTAGAATCAGCAGAAGGTTTCCACTCAACTTCATAGTATGAAACAAAAGCATTTGTGACTTCATCCCAAGACAGACTTGCAAAATTTAAGAAAGTCCCATCGCTTTGAGTTCTCCCACCACCAGTAACAGTAAAATTATTTACAACAAAACCTACAAATGGGTCGGGAAGAGTTGTATTATTTTGTTCAAATATGGAAGCAGGTTCATCTGTAAAGACAGCAGAACTAATCTCACGAAGGGTCATCTGAACTTGAAGGTCAAGACCATCCGTAAGGCCAAAGGTCCAGTTGGTTACTTCAAAAGGTTTGTTTGACCACCCAAAGCGAGTGTTGTTGATATAAACAAAGTCACCCACCTCTACTTGGAAAGCCTTGAGACCAAACGATGCAGAGAAGGTGAGTTGTTCTCTGTTCCTACGAAGGAAGATGTTAGCCAACCGCTGTGCAGTCACAGAGTCAGAAGTGAACGGAAGAGGTACGTCTGCAATGCTTTCGATGTTGTTGTCAGCAGCAAGGAATACAGGGTCTGTCACAGAGGGGTAGTCAGCAACTTGCCAATCAGATTCAGAACCACGGAAAGTGCCTTTGACCTTGTTGAAGTTGTTCCTACGGGAGTGACGTGTAGAAAGACTAATACCAGACCTCAGATCGTTCTCGTCAAGAGTAATCGTTGGCGTTGTATAACTAGCAGCCTTCATCCGCCACTTACCCTGAGAGTACCAGAAGAGGCCCCCCATCGAAGTCAAGAGATCAGAAATAATCTGATTAGGAGAGGATGCTGTGGTAAAAGAGCCATTACAGGTGTAGCGTTTGATTCCACTCACTAAGACATTACAAACATTGAGAGCCGCAACAACATCCGTATCATTAACTCTATCAGAGGGCTGATTAAGACCATAAGAGGAAGTCAAGTAGTCTCTCAGGCAAAGAGCAGGGTTATCGCTCCACGCTGTAGTTTCAGTGTTTGGGTTATAAACCTTCTTACCCTTAATCGTAGCAGATACCGTAGGCACACCATTAGGAAAAGCATTTTCGCTATATTTGAAACGAACGTACAAATAAGCAATGCCCTGAAGTCTGTGGTCCGTAGTCCAACGTCCTGCATCTACAGCAAGACCAGATGTTTCAGACACTAGATCGGCATCAGCAGTTTGTGTGGTTGTACCAAAGTACTTTTTGATACGAACAAAACCATTGTAGCGAGAAGGGGAAGTGACGTTCCCAGAACCGTCAATCGTGACAACTTCGTCGTTCAGGTAGATTTCGTCGTAGGACTCTACCTCATGTCCAGTAAACGCCAAGATACGGTGTAGGAACTCATTCTTTGGGCCAGTAGAAGCATCGTAAACCCTAGCACCACCCACACGAGTACGACCGTAGATGATCTGGTGGTCTACAGCTGGGCCACTCTCACCCGCAATACTAAAACCACGGGTATTACCAAGGTTAGGCTTAGGGGTAAGGGCGTTAAGGGCGGCACCCATAGCTGTAGAGATTAGGAAGTGGGCTGCGATACTTGAAAACATAAGGGTGCCGGAAGCGGCAGCTACACCAGTAGATATTGCAGCCATAATGACGCTAGTTGGCATGTTTTTTCCCTATCCACTTGAAGTGTCTTGATTCAGTCTTGATATACCCCATGTGAGACATAAGACCATCTATGTTATTACGTTCTGTGGTGTTGACATACAAACGATCAAAGCCGTCTTCTGATAAACACTTCTCTGCGAACTTAAACAACCTAATACCCACACCACTTTTTCTGTAGTCTGGGTGAACAAAAATGGCATCGTTGCATACAAGCATCTTACCCTTACAGTGTAGGTCAGGGTTGATTGTAGCAGAGAAATAACCCACGATCTTCCCACCAGACCTAGCTGTGAAAATCATCAGTTTGCCTAAATCCTCAAGGAGGAAGTATGTGTCCCAATCTGGATCAGGTTTATCTGCACCCACATCATGTTGAACTTCTTCCCACTCTAACTGAAGTAAGTTTTCAAGTTCATTTTTTACAGTGACTAGGGACTCTTGTTGATAGGTAATCGGCATGTCGGGTGCCTTTCTTTAGGTTGCTTTTCTTCCCCAGAAGATTTCTTTATCTTGTAGACCAGCCACAAACTCTAGACCCTTATCACTAGGGAACCTTGACTTTTGATCTTCATTGGTAAATCGTCTAACAACAGGGCGTTCAAGTTTAATCAGGACGTTCTCAGCAGTCACACCGATTGTACAGGTATCAGCCTCTTCTGAGATATTCATTTGGTCCAGTTCGCCAGAAAAGATTTCTGCCAGATACCTAGTCCCGCTCTCCGCTGACAACTCAAAAAGGCTTTCTGTGGTGATAATATCACTCGCCTGAGTGGTGATCGTACTTCCTCTAAGCCAAAGACCAAAGTAGATTTTACACTCTCGTCCTTGGTAAGGCTCGTCTAGTGCCAAAGAGAGAAAAGAAGAGGGGATACCAGTCATAGTGACTACAGCGCCCTTAGCCTCAATCTCAGTAGTCTCTTCTACAGCAGAGATATTAACTAGATCACCTACACCAAGATATGTGACATCGTTAATGAGCAAGTTGCCATAGCCAGTCCACAGATACAAGGGACCACTCTGGAAGTTAAGTTCAATAGCAAAGAACGGGTAGACTACATCTTGTTGTAGGGCATCTACAAATTCTGTATTAAGGTCTCTTGACATGGTTCACCTAGTTGTTGTCGGGTGGATGTTCGGGATTACCAAGGTGTTCCAGTGGTAGTTGTGGGGTTCTTCTGGGCTTCGATCTGTTGTGCCAGAGAAGACTCAGTGGCTTCCTTGTCTACAGATGCCCAAACCCACGACAAGACATCCTCTTCGGTCACTTCGACATAGGGTTTGAAACCTTCTGACTCAGGGTCAGGGGAGAAGCCACAAGTGCTATAAGCAGATGCAGCATAGTTTTCCTCTACAGCATCCACACGCCAGTGAGCAACAGTGATCCCACCAGTAGCAACCTCATGCTCACAAGTAGCGATAGTCCAGTTGTAGTCAATCATTTGTCTTGCTCCTTGAGAGATTGTGTCAGCATGTTCATAAAGGCATCACGGCCAACCTGAAGCTGGTCAAGGTTGAACCGTGTCGAACCAATCTTACGGTCCAAGTCTGCTACATGGTTGATAAGGATTTTCTGTCCCTCAGTCAGTTGGTCTTCGGTGTAGTCTACGTCATTGATCGTGATGGTTTGTGTTTGTTTCTGTGCCATCGTGATCCTCCTTTCTTTAAGAAATGCGATAGATAGTATAAGTGTTGGTGGCAGTCTTACGAACACGGAACATTGTGGATGTACTGATGGCTGTAGTCATAGCCCCCACCAACGTAAGGCCAGCAGCCGTGCCAAGAGTAACCGTCCCAGTCCCCGTGTTGATAACAGAGAAGTCGAAGGACATATTAACTGGGAAAGAGTTAGGTGTACCACCTTCAATCAAAGTTCCAGTTGGCAAGGTCAACGTAGCAGCGGCACCTGTATACTGAATAATCCCTGTCAGAAGTTCTGCAATAGTGAGTGTTGCAGCAGCAGCTTTAGAGGCTTGGGCAGGTTGGTTCTTGTAGACAACCCCTGTCGTCATAGTGTCACCAGTGACGTGCAGAGGGACTACAGGTGCGGTGTTGCCAATCCCAAGGTTCCCGCTGCTGTCGATGCGGAGGCGTTCTGTGTTATTTGTGTTAATGATGGCGCTGGTTTCATTCGACCCGAAGGAAGGTGCCGTGCTTCCGTCTCCTGTCGTGGAGTTTGCAACGCGCAAAACGCCAATGGTTGAGTCAGTTATGTAAAAACGAGAGATGATGGTTGAGCCAGCGCCTGTGGATGTAACGTCAAGCGGCATGTTTGGTGTGTCTGTGCCGATGCCTACGAAGCCCGAGGAGTTGATGCGCATACGCTCGGTGTTACCGATCCGCCATTCATGGGTCAGCGCACCGGATGCGTTAGAGGTGATGCGATAGTCGTTGGAGACAAATGTGCCACCATTACGTGTTTGGATCGCAAACACATCTGCATCACGAATAAGGACCGTGTTGTCAAAACCCGCAGAACCACCCGTTTCGAGGAAATCAAGACGAGGTGCGCTTGTGCCAATGGTCAGAAGTCCTGTTGGAGAACTCGTACCAATCCCCACGTTGCCTGAGGAGTCGATCCTCATGCGTTCCGTACCACCAGTATTAAACGCAAGAGAGGTGCTGCTTGCTCTGAAAATGCCCATTGAGCCGTTGAAGATGAGACCTTCACCGTCAGCGCCGTTAACATAAATATTCCCAGCGACGGTCAGAGGTTGAGTAGGACTACTCGTACCAATCCCCACGTTGCCTGATGCGGCGATGCGGAGGCGTTCAACCCCGGCAGTGGTGAAACCAATAACATCTGTTGTGGGTCGGAACATACCTACATCAGTATCACCAGTAAAAGAGAACGAGGGCGCTGTAGCTGTATCGGCAGGTTGTCCAAGGAATTGTGTACCTGCATCAATAGAACCTGTAGAAAGAATGTTTCCAGACACATGTAGCTTCTGAGTGGGTGTAATACCCAAACCAACATTACCTGTCATAACAATATGACCAGTACCAGCATTTAGAGCCAACGCACTTGCACCCGTGGCGTTGCCAACAGTAATAGTTCTCGCAATAGCATTGGTGCCAATATTGATCGGGCCAGTACCAGCATTTAGAACAACAGAAGTGGCGCCAGTACCATTGCCGACAGTAACAGTCTTAGCGTTAGCGTTAGTACCAATATTGATAGCACCCGTAGTACCACTATCAACCGTGACTACACCAGTTGTCCCTGTCAAAACAGATACACCACCCGTACCCGCCTGAAGGTTCAAGGTGCTTGCACCAGTAGTGTTACCTACAGTGGTAGTTCTGGCGATAGCGTTAGTGCCAATATTGATAGCACCTGTGCCTGCGTTCAATACAACAGAGGTTGCACCAGTACCGTTACCCACAGTGATTGTCTTAGCGTTAGCATTAGTACCAATGTTAATAGCGCCTGTAGTTCCGCTATCAACCGTTACTGCCCCCGTTGTTCCTGTGAGGACAGACACCCCGCCAGTGCCTGCCTGAAGGTTTAGTACACTGGCACCAGTTGTATTGCCCACAGAGGTGGTTCTAGCAATGGCATTAGTGCCAATGTTCAAAGCACCAGTACCAGCATTAAGAACAAGGCTGGTAGCACCAGTTCCGTTACCAATCGTAATGGTCTTAGCGTTAGCGTTAGTACCAATATTGATAGCACCAGTCGTGCCACTGTCTAGTGTCAGGGCGCTTGTGGTCGTAGTCAAGAGAGATAAGGTAGTAGCGCCAGTGATGGTTCCAACACCTGACAAGTTACCGACATTGGAGAAAAACTCAGCGCGAGTAATCTTGTTGGTAATATTTCCAGACACGTCTACAATAGGAATTACGTCTGTAGTAGCGGTATTAGCCCCAAGGATTGCTGGGAGTTCAGAGATTTTAACCGTAGCCATTAAATTGCCTCCACGCAATCAAAAGTAATGCCGTAAGAACTGATTTCGTTGATCTGCCACTGTTGGATGTTCTCTCTCAAGCGGAACCTACCTTTTGTATTGGCTACCACAACAGCAGCATTATCAGCAGGAGAACTACGAAGGTCAGGCCAAATATCTAGAGTAGCACCACCAGAACCATCCGTATCTACTTGGGTCAGAACCTTGTAGAGTTGTGTAGCTGATGCAGAACCAATCTGGATGTAGTCTCCCGGTAAAAGGAAACCCGTTACGTTAGGACTACAACCATCAATAACAAGAGTGTCTCCTGTTTGACTAGCACCATTGACGAAAGGACCGTAGGCATCTACAACACCTTGGTATGCTGTAGGAGTAGAACCAACCTCAAGCTGTGCGCCCCAGATGTAAACGCCAGAGACACCATCACCCAAATATGTGGTTACGTTTGTGCCTTCAACGAGGCGGATGTCAACACTCCCGCTGGCAGTCACTGTTGCCGCCTTGCTGATTGAGAACCTAAACCAGCCATTTCCAGCAGACTCTGATTGTGCCGTCACACCAGCAGAAACAGATAGAACCTGACCATTTGTCGTATCAAAAATCGCTATTGAAGTCACGCCGCCGAACTGCGCCGTTGGGAGGGTCAGGCGGATATTTCTATCAGACTGCTCTTTGACATAAATGGACAGGGTGTAGACTGTGCCTGCCACCCAAGAAAAAGCCCTGGCTATATTGTGCGCGGATGTTGCTGTATTCTCGACAAGCGTGTCAGCAGTCGTAGTTCCATTAGGGGCAACTACAGAATCTGCGGTAATTGTAGAATTTCCTTTAGCCCAATACGCATTGTCAAACTCTTCTGTACGAAGAAACAAGTTCCTAAGTCCAGTAGCAGAACCTTGTGCAGTGGCGCAGTTAGGATCACCCAAGAGGAACGTACCAATCTGACCCTTGAGGCTAAGAAGGAAAGCAACCCAGTACTCTGCATCCTGACGTTTCATCGGGGGAAGAGAGACAGAAGCAGCCCACCTTTGACCGGGGTGAGCCACAACCTGTTGTTGGAACGTAAAGGGAGATTGACTGATAGCTACAGCATTCTCAGCGGAGAGGGTAATGTTGGCAATCCCAATGTTAGTCGGGGTATTCAGTGGGTAAGTAATAGCCATAGTATCCTCTTAGCGGAATGCAGCAGCCATCTGACCACCACGTTGTTTAGCATCAATCACAGCAGCCTTCGTAGCGTTAGTGATCTGCGGGATCATCTTTGCAATCTCAGTACGAACCATAGCTGCATCGCTACCAGTCACGCTGATGTTGTTTTGGACAGTCACAGAACCGTTTCCACCCATAGCATTAGCAGTCTGGTTAGCATTGACCACAGTACCAGAGTGACGAGGAATCACGAGTTCAGGCCCATGTTCGCCTACAAGATAGGGGCGGTTAGCCATCATAGTGCCACCAGAAGCCCTTGCACCGAAGAGACCACCAAGGATACCTACGATACCGCTACCTTTTCCTGTAGCCATATCAAAAGAGCCAACCATGCGCTGAACAACAAGAACCTTGTATAGTTCCTGTATGATGCTAAAGGCCATCTTTTTGAAAGCATCTTTAACAGATTCAGTTCCAGTGACCATCGCCATAAAGCCACTTTCAAGAGAACTTTGAACACTGTTTAGAATACCCTGACGCTCTTTCTCAGCATCTGTCAATTCTTTTACAAGTTCAATTTCTTTCTTGAGTTGGGCTGCACGTCTACCACCACCGCCGCCAGACCTACGTTCTTTAGGAAGTCCCAGAAGTTCTTCCCCCGGCAAAGTAAAACCAAGTTGGTTCTTGGCCCAATTCATGTTGCCAGTTGTCATGTTGGTTGATTCTGGAACAGCAGCTACTCGGGCTTTTGCAGCTTCCCACAAAGCACTAGCAAGGTCTTGTGCTTGAGTAATAGCAGCGGACAGCCAATCTTGTTTTGGTTGTGCGGCAGAAAGTTGCTTTACAGCATCAAGAGACTGAATAACTGCGTTGTAGATGTCAAGTTGCTCTTGCGTAACCTCTTCTTGTGCAGACAGGACAATATAGAGGTAGTCACTTACAGTTGTCAAAGCAGCGGCTTGTTCTTCATAGGTTTGTGCTTGAGCAACAGCATCAAAAGCAGCCCTAAGAGATTCTGCGTCATTGCGAGTTACTTTGAAAACTTCTTGCAAGTTGATAAGGGATGAAGCACGCTCAGAGATACCAATGTCAAACATGGACCCGCCGACAGCTTCTTGAATGCTTGCGAGAGCGTCTTTCAAGTCTTTGGAAGCGAGGAGGTTAGCGTAAAGTGTCTGACTCTCAATAAGTCGCAAAACTTGGCTGTCGAGTTGTCCATACTTCTCTATCAGGTTTTCGATGCCCTCTGAGGAATAAACATCTGTAGCCTCTGCTACAGCAGCAATAGAGGACTCTAGGGCCGATAGGCTATCCGACAAAGTTTTAGCGTTACCAGAAACATTGAGAAAAGCCAACCCAAGCCCAGAAAGAACAGCAGCGGCGGCACCTACAGCAGCGCCCCATGGCCCGCCAAAGAAGCCCGCCAACTGCGAAAACTGTTGAGAAAAGGCAACGAGTGGGCTTGTACCAGACTGAACCTGAACTGCAAAGTCACCAATCTGATAACCTGCTTGTTGAACCCCAAGTTCAAAATTACGCATTTCTCTTTGGCTTTGGTTTAACCCACGACCTGCTTGGGAAAGACCAACATCGTCGAGAGTTTTTAGGCTCCTTGTGAAGTTGTGGACCATCCCTCTAGCCTCCCCGTAGGAATAGCCGAGGCTTTGCAGTTGTTTTGCGGACTTTGAGATTGCGGCATTCTGGCTAAAAACAGTGAGAGTTCCTGCCCTGACAGCCTTCTCAAAACTAACAAGTTCTGTCTGAAGCCTGTTGACAATCTGAATTGCTTTTGGAATGTCCGAGGTATCAACTGGGATTCTGATAGCGGCCAAGTCACTCATTTGTTGATAACCCTCAAGTAAACTGCGTCTAGTCGTTTAACCGCCTCAATCTCCCAAGGCAGCAATGTGTTTTTAGTCATACGTTGCCAAGCATCAATCTCTTGGTAACTGATAGGTAATGGTCCTGAGAACCCTTGACCTCTGGTGTTGTTGAGCAATAAAAAAGCAGTCCAGACGTATTCCAACAAC